GAGCCCGACTGGGGCATCGAGGACGTCGAGCAGCCGGGCATCGTCGCGGGCACCTACCGCAACGAGAAGCCGCCGATGATCGCGGAGGTCATCTCCGACGCCAACGGCATGCCGGTGCTGGCCAACGCGGACCTGTCGCTCAAGGCGACGGTCCTCGCCTGACCCACTGCCGCGAGGGCGGGGCTCACACAGCCTCGCCCTCGCGGCCCACCCGAACCTGAACCGAAGGGACAGATCATGGCGAAGATCCGAGCCGACCTCGAAGGGGTCGTCTACCCCATGTCCACCGCCGGCATCCCGATGGGTGTGATGCTCGCCGCCGGTGACACCGTGCCCGCGGGCGCGGTCGTCGGGAAGCACCTGCTGTCGACGGCCGCCGCGACCGAGCCGACAGCCCCGCCCGTCGACCCGCCGGCAACCGCCGGTGCCGCCGACGGAGATGACTCCCCGGTCGAACCGCCACGCGCCGGCAAGGGCGCCACCAAGGCCGCGTGGGCGGCCTACGCAGCGACCCTCGGCATCGAGTCCGCACCTGACGCAACGCGCGAGGACTTCATCGCAGCCGTCGACGAAGCCCTCGCCCGCTAGCCCACCGCACCCTGGGGAGGTCCGATGACCTACAACGTGACCGCGACGGATATCCGGGCCGCGGCCTATGGCGTGGGCATCCCCGCCGGCGAGGCGGTCGACGATCAGCTGGACGTGCTGATCACCAAGGCCGAGACGCGCATCGGCGCTGCGGTGCCATCCCTGGCTGCCCGCGTGACGGCCGGGACAGTTGCACGCGAGGTCGTGCAGGACGTGATCGAGGACATGGTCCTGCGCGTGGTGAAGAACCCGAAGTCGCTGCGATCCCTGGGCCTGGACGACTTCCAGGCCACGATCGACCAGGCAGTCTCTACGGGCATGCTCTACCTGTCCGACGACGAGCGCGCCCGGCTGCTGCCCCACGGTCGAGCGACTCAGCAGGTCGGTACGATCCAGATCGGCCTGCGGCCGTGGCGGTGGCCCGGTGCTTGACCTCGCCGGATTCGGCCTCGGCATCGCGCGGGACCTGGCACTGTCGCGCATGACCGACACGAGCACGCTCGACCACATGGGGCCGCTGGGCACGAACCCTGACGGGTCGGTGACGCAGATCGTCACACAGGTCTACCCGGACCCGGACTGGCCCACCACCCACCCGTGGGCGTCCGGCCCGTGCTTCGTGCAGATGCACGACCAGGAGGAGTCCACGCCAGAGTCGGCCGGGGCGACGTACACGATCCGCCGCTACCGCTACGACATCCCGGCCGGGTCATGCGCCCCAGAGGCCGGCATGGTCGCCACCATCGTCACGTCCGAGCATGACACGAGCCTGCCGGGGTGTCAGATGCGTATCACGGCCTTGCCGTTCAAGACGGCCGCCACGGCGTACCGGTTGGGCGCAGAGACGGGTGCGTTCTACGACCTGCCCGAGCCGGTAGACGAGTCCTGATGGCCTTCGTCGACGACCACGAGATCCGGGCGTTCGCCGTTGACCTGCGCTCGGCCCCGCAGCGCGTCGTCGACAAGATCCCGGCCGTGATCAAGAAGGGTGCGGTCGAGATCAAGAAGCAGATGGTCGAGGAGATGGGCGCGTCGTTCTGGTTCAAGGGCGCAAAGCGTTCGATCTCGTTCGACATCCTCGACGGTGGATTCACTGCGGAGATCGGCCCCGTGTCCGAGCCCGGCCAGGTCACTGGTGACCTCGCGTCCGTCGCGTACTTCGGCGGATCCCGCGGTGGTGGAACGGTGCCCGATCCGGTGGGCGCCCTGAACGCCGACGCCCCGCGGATGGAGAAGGCGCTCGCGGATCTGCTGGGAGGCGTCCTGTGATAGCCGAACTCGAGGCGTTGCGGGGCAAGGTAGCCACCCTGGGGCTTTCGGCGTTCCTGGGGGCCGTTCCGGCTGGCACGACCCCACCCGCGGCCTACTACCTGATCGAGCTGGCTTCGGGCGCTCGCCCGGACGACCTTCCCCTGTCGGATGCGACATCGGCATGGGATCTGGCCGTGCGCGTGAAGTCCGTCGGCATCACTCCTGAGCAGGTGATCATCTACCTGGACGCGGCCCGGATGCTGCTCGTGCCGCTCGGCCGGGTCGCCGCCCTGACGGTGACGGGCCGCGGCGTGACTCTGGTGTTCGAGAGGCACGAGGCGGACTACCTCGACCGGGACGTGACCCCGCACAGATACGTCTCCCTAGACACGTTCGCGCTCTCGTCCGTCCCTGACGGCACCGAGGACGGTTCCTGACCCTGCCGGCTCCATCTACCACGGGAGGCCCCTGTGGCGTTCATCGACGCCTACGACACCCGCACGGGCAAGCGCGTGGCTGTCCCCGACCACTGGATCGGTCACCCGGTCCTGGGTCGCGGGTACGCGCTCACGCCCCCACCCCCCAAGACGCCACCACAGACAGCGGTGGTTGCGGTCCCGGTCCGCCCCTCAAGGCGACCGACCAAGAAGGACGCCACCCCCGCTCCCGCGGTGGTGGAGGAACTGGCCCCGGCTGCCGGGGACACAGAACAGGAGAGTGATCCCCGATGCTGACCCTCGCCGATGGACGCACCAAGCTGACCATCCTGACCACCGAGCCGGACAACCCCGCCGCGGTCGACCTCGCAGAGCTCGCCGCCGGGCTCCCCGCCGGGGACTGGATCAACAAGCCGGACTTCAAGATGTCCCCAACCTCGTCCGACACGGTCCCGGACCAGCCCATCTCCCAGGCCGGGAACGCGGTGACGTTCGGCAACTCCAACTTCGAGGCGTCGGCGACGGTCCTGCGCGACCTGGCGACCACAGGTCAGCCGGAGATCGCCGGCGACCTCGTGTGGGGGGCCCTGAAGACCAAGGGTGCCCGGGTCTGGCTGATCCGCCGGGAGGGCCCGCTGGAGGCCGTCGCGTGGGCTGACGGTGACGAGTACGACTGGGCCGAGGTCATCACCGATGAGCCGCAGGCTCCGCAGGAGCGGGCCGGGTACGTGAAGCGGATCGTGCCGCTGGGCGGCCAGGCATGGGGCACGGGAACCGTCACCACCGTCGCTTCCTGATCCTCCGATCCCCTGCGGGGGCGTGCCTACAGGTCCACGCCCCCGCAGGTTTCCCCCCCGACCTGTGACCTGAGGAGCAGACCTGTGAGCACCACCGAACACGAAGACATCACCGACGAGGCGTTCGACCTGATGGCGTGGATCGAGTCCGGGACTGTGGCAACACGCCAGGTCACGATCCACAACGACCCGGCACTGGCTGTCGAGTTCGAGGCGCTGGAGGCCGAGTACGCCGCTGCCGAGAAGGCCGCTGCGGCCACCGCCGGCGACGTCCCGATCTCGTCCGTCGCGCCCGACCCGCGACCCGGCATCGAAGCCCGCATGACGGACCTGTATGCCCGGTGGGATGCGTCGGCGGCCACGTGGACCGTCCGGGCCCTCGCCCATGAGGACGTCGAGGCAACGTTCGACGCGGACAAGGGCGGCATCGGCCACCCCAAGCAGCCAACCCCACCGGCGGCGAACGCCCCCGAGAAGCTGCGGGAACGGTACGCCGAGCGACTCATGGACTGGGCGCGTGCCGTCTCCGAGGCGGACCGGGAGCGGACCCTACACATCATCGTCGCCGCGGTCACCGCGATCGAGACCCCGAAGGGGCGCATCGAGCGGGAGCCTGGCGGCGACCCGATCGTGACCGTCGACGTGCTGCGCGCTCTGCGCGACCGTCCACACGGTGAGCAGTGGGTCGGGGTCATTCCCACGACCCAGGGCCAGAAGATCACCGGGCTCCTGGCGCGCGCAGTGATGAAGGCCACGGAGAGTGACGTGGATGTCCCGCGCCCTCCATTGCCCGGGCGCTCCACGACGCTCCCGGGCTGATCCTCGCGCTCCAAGCCGCCCGCGCGTGGCGTGTGCGCCCGACCCGGTACCTCGCCAAGTGGTCGCGCCGCGACCGCGGACTCGCCGAAGGGCTGCTCACCTACGAGGCGAGCCTGAACCCGATCGGGCTGCCCCCGCACATCGCACGCGACCCGAACCGGCGCTTCGGTCTTGACGAGGTTGTGGATCAGTCCATGGCCCTGCTCGAAGAGACGCAGGCCGAGTACCAGCGGACGGATGGGGAACGCCAGTACGGGCTCCGCCTGATCGTCAAGGACGAGGGTCCGATCCCCGACCGGAAGTCCAACTAGGACGGATCGTCATGGGCGAACACGAGCGTCTGCGTGCCATAACTGTCCGGCGGTGACTGCCCGGTCAGCGTGTAGCCCCGCCCGCGGGCACCGAGTACGACCGCGTCGAACCTTAGGCGTCCGTGCCCGACCATGAACGTCACGTCCCGGCGCCCGTCGAACGCCTCGTCGAGGATCTGTGGCGCCCGCGCCTGCGCGTCGCGTTCGTTCCGGCCCACGGCCCGCACCATCCAGATCATCGCGGCGATGAACAGGGCAACGCCGATCATCCCGCCGATCAGCACGATCTCCATCCACCCATCGAACCGCACCCGAGGGGTTGCGCGGAAGGGGGCGGGTCATGGCTGATCGCACCATTCGGATGATCCTCAAGGCCGAGGTCGCTGACTTCAAGCGGCAGATGGCCGAGGCCGCGGCCTCCATGGACAAGATCCCCGCGAACGCATCGAAGACCGAGACTGCCCTCGGTTCGATGGTTCAGTCGGCCAGGTACAACCGCGAGGCGTGGACGACGGCCGGGACCGCGATCGCCGGCTTCGGTGTGGCGATCCTGGCTGTGGGTGCGGCGGCTGTCAAGACGGGCGTCTCCTACAACACCCTCCAGCAGACGTCTCGCGCGGCGATGACGACTCTGTTGGGGTCGGCTCAGGCCGCGAACGCCCAGATGGACAAGCTGGACGACTTTGCGCGCAACAGCCCGTTCGCCAAGCAGGTCTTCATCACCGCCCAGCAGCAGCTGCTCGGCTTCGGGGTCGCGGCGGGCAAGGTGCTGCCAGCCCTGGACGCCATCCAGAACGCCGTAGCGGCGATGGGTGGGTCGAACGACCAGATCGCCGCGATCGCCGACATCCTCGCGCGGATCAAGTCCGAGGGCCGTCTCAGTGGGGACGCTCTCCAGCGTCTCGGCTACTACGGCATCGACGCGGCCCAACTCATCGGGTCGCAGATGGGC